GCCAGGCTCATTCGTATGCCTGGAGCAGTAACGGAAATTGACGGCCTGCTAAAGGAGTTTTTTGTTTTGCAGGATGACGTCTATACCAATAAGCGCTGCGACAAGGAAATTGCTTCGTTTACTAAGCAAAAAGTTGGCGGGGCCAAAGGGGCACGCATTAGGTGGGATAAAGCCAAGCTAGAGGGTGGGGATAGCCTACCCAATGGGGAGGGTAATGGGGAGGGCATAAGGGAGGGCAATGCTACCCCAATAGCAACCAAGAACCAAGAACCAAGAACCAGAGAGAGCCGCGCTACGCGCTTGCCTCCAAACTGGGAACCGAGTGATGAGTTGATTGCTTTCATGCGCAAGGAAAGGCCTGATCTGAATCCAAGCCATACCATCATGAAGTTTTGCAACTACTGGCAAGCCAAGTCAGGCAAGGACGCTACCAAGCTTGATTGGGATAAGACCTTCCAAAACTGGGTGCTTGCTGAGAAAGAAGGCAAGGCCAAGCCTGCAAGCCTTGATCCTTTTGCGGGTGCGCTATGAAGGGGCACGAGTTTGTCCTTACCTGCCAGGTTAAAGGCCAGCTTCCACAGGCCGTTTTTGTGGACTTTGATGGCCAACCTGATCCAAGCCTGCCAATCCCTGTTGTTGTGGCCAGCCGCGGTGATTTGGACTACCGCTGGGCCAGGGGATTACGCATCCATGTCTCAGGAATCGATTCTGAGGCCGTTTTTGAGGCCGTAGAGGCGCTCAAGCGCTTCAATCCTGGCCGAATCATTGCCACCTACTTAGAAACGCGCCCAGTGCTCATTTGGGACTCGGAGATCGATCAATGAACAGCATCCCAAATAACATCGATTTTGTGCAGTGGTATCACGAGATGGAAGCCGCTGTATCTGTAAGGCCAGCGAAGGACATCATCAAGCAAGCCATCGACTTATTGCAAGCCGAGCCTACTAAGCCTGTGCTCATGCCCTGGCCCAAGGTCAAAGACCGATTCAGCTTCAGGCCTGCCGAGGTTACGGTTTACGCTGGCACCAACGGCTCAGGTAAAAGCTTGATCACAGGCATGATTGCCCTGCAGCTTATTGCGCAAGGCCGCTCAGTGCTGATTGCAAGCTTTGAGATGAAGCCAACCACCACCTTGCAAAGGATGGTCCGACAGTGGACTGCATCATCATGTCCAGGTGTCGAGCAGTACGAAGCCTTTGCCAAGTGGGTTGGTGACAAGCTTTGGTTTTATGACAAACAAGGTGCCACAGGTCCTGAGCAAGTTATCGGTGTTGGCCATTACGCTGCGACGCAACATAAAGTCAATGATTACTTCATCGATAGCCTAATGAAGTGCGTAAGTGGTGAGGATGATTACAACGCTCAGAAAAACTTTGTGTCGGACTGTACGAACTTGGCTCGAGACACTGACCTGCACATCCACCTGGTCCATCACATCCGAAAGGCTGCCAATGATGAGACCATGCCTCAGAAGGTGGATTTGAAAGGTTCAGGATCGATTGCCGACCAGGTCGATAATGTCTGGCTCATGTGGCGCAACAAGAAAAAAGAGCGGTCCGTTGAAGCCGGCTTGATTGTGGATGTTGCCGAGCCTGATGCAATGTTGCTGTGTGAGAAGCAACGAAATGGGGACCACGAGCCGCGGTTAAGACTTTGGTTTGACCGTCAATCCCAACAATTTGTGGAGCTAGCAGGTGCAAACGCCTACCGATTCAACCCCAACATTTGAGGCTACATTGCCATGGCCACCTACCGTAAACACTTACTGGCGGCACAGAGTCATTGGCAAGCTCGCCACCGTTTACATTTCGCAGGAGGGCCAGGCCTACCGCAAGGCGGTCAATCTGTGCTTAGCGGAACATGGGGTGAAGACCTACGAACTCGAGGGGGACCTGCGAGTCGAGATCGAAGTGTTCCCACCGGACAAGCGCAAGCGGGACATCGACAACCTGCTCAAGTCCCTGCTCGACAGCCTGACCCACGCGCAAGTGTGGAAGGACGACAACCAAATCTCGGACCTGAGGATCTTCAGGAACAAACAAATCGCCGGAATCGTGAAGGTGAGGGTGTATGAAATTAACGGGTGATCGCAACCAGTGCCAGGCCTGCAAAAACTACTTCAACTCAACCTTTGCCTTTGATAAGCACCGCACAGGCGATTTTGGGGTGAGCCGCAGATGCAAAACACGCGATGAAATGGAAAGGATGGGGATGAGTATCAACTCAGCAGGATTTTGGATTTCTAGCGCCTATGGCGGACCTTGGAGGGCCATTCATGAATGACAATGTCAATCACCCGAAACATTACAACTCACATCCATCGGGTGTGGAGTGCATCGAGATTACTGAGCACATGAACTTTTGTTTGGGCAATGCCGTGAAGTACATCTGGCGCGCAAGCCTCAAGGGCAACGAGGTCGAGGACTTACGCAAGGCCCGGTGGTACATCGATCGGGAAATTTCACGCATCTTAAATGAGAAAAACAATGAAGCATGATCCGCACGCCGCAGTCGATTACATCATTAAGCACGCGAAACAATTTGCTGACGCAAAAGCGCAGCGCGTGTACCTTGAAGAATTCCGAAAGAGCAAGAAGGCTTTGCTTATGAAGCAATCGCTTGAGACAGCGCTAGGCGCTCAAGAGCGTGACGCTTACGCGCACCCCGAGTACATTGAACTGCTGAGGGGTATTGAAATTGCAGTGCAAGTTGAGGAGAAATTAAGATGGGATTTGATCGCAGCGCAAGCGAGAGTGGACATTTGGAGAACGGAACAAGCAAACCTCAGGAACGAGGGCAAGGCCACGATCTGATGAGCAACGATGGCCGCCACAAGCAAATGCTGGCAGACCTGGCTGACTTTCTCGGCGCCGTAGCGTTTGAGGACGATAAGGGCTGGACTGAGGAGGTGTACGCCGAGGGCTGGAGCGCTGGCTTCAGGTCGGGATTGGCTTACGCCGCAAAGATTGCGCAATCACAAGGCAGGGGCTGGGGCATTGAGCATGCTGAGCAGATCCGCAAAGCGTTATGACCAACGAAGAGAAAAAGCACCTCGATAAGGTGGCTGCCATTGGCTGCGTGCTGTGTCACTTGCAAGGCACGCCTGGTACGCCAGCAGAGTAGCAATTTTGTACACCATTCGCTACAATGGTGTAAAGGAGGTGGTCATGGAAGAGTTATGGAAAGAGTGTTTTGGCTGGGAAAATTTTTATGAAGTTTCAGCCTTCGGCAACATAAGATCAAAAAGACGGCCTGTTCCAACTCGGTTTGGCATTTCAACACGAGGAGGCATAGTCTTAAAAAAAATTGTGGCAAAAAATGGTTATGAATGCGTTAACTTGACGGGTGGAGGATGCAGGAAACAAGAGCTTGTTCATCGGCTCGTCTTGCTCACTTTTGTAGGTGAGCCTGAGCAAAATCAAGAGGCTTGTCACAATGACGGCATCAGAATTAATAACTATTTAACTAATCTTCGATGGGACACGATTAAAAACAACCATGCTGATAAGAAAAAACATGGGACATGGCAAGCTGGAGAGAAAAATCCATTTGCAAAATTAACAAATGAAGAAGCTGGAAAAATTAGGCAAAGCAATGATTCATTAAACAAATTGGCTGAAAAATTTGGAGTGTCAAAAAACTGTATTAGCCGTATAAAATGTCAAAAAACTTATATCTATTATGAATAAAGAAGAAAAAAAACATTTGAGCAAAGTTGCCGCAATTGGTTGTGTTTTATGCCATCTTCAGGGCAATCCTGGCACTCCGAGTGAAATCCATCACCCCAGGAAGGGCACGGGCATGGCCCAGCGCGCAAGCCACTGGGACGCGATACCGCTATGCCCTGAGCACCATAGGGGACGCACTGGCATCCATGGCATGGGTATCAAAGCGTTTACTAAGCATTACCAGGTGGATGAGGCTGAACTGCTGCATGTGACACGCCGTTTAGTTGCCTACCATGACCACTTGTCGGATGGATGGCGTGTGTCTACACAAGTGGATTAAATGAGAGTACGATTGAGTCTCAGTAGCAAACAACGCAAACCAACCAGGAGCAAACGACATGCAACAAACAACGATGAACGATGACCGCAAAACTTGGAAGCACAAAGGTAGTGACGGGCGTTTTCATGTATGGCACGCAGGCAAAAACCTGTACTACATTACCGACGGCAAGGACGGCATCATTGTCGGTTGCTGTACACAATTTGGAACTGCGTTTTCAGTGGCTTCCCGTCATGCACGCCTTGCCTTAGCTAATTAAACCCAGGAACTACGGCCCCACCACCAGGAGCAAACCATGAGCAAAAAAGAATTTGATACTTGTATTGACCTTGAAGCAGTTGACCGTCTTACATTGAGCGAGCATGACAATGGCTTATGGTTGTCAGTATGGAAGTTGGGTGCTCATGCAGCAGTAGCCATCAACCGCGACAAAGTCATTGAGTTGCGCGATGCCATCAACACCTTTCTCAGCCTGGAGTAAACAAATGGATTATGACGCATGGCTGGACCGCAAGTTGTATGAGTACTATCGTGAGCGCGAGCGTGCTGAGCGTGAAGAGGATTGCCAAGACGACGGGGAGGATTTAGACTCTGAGTTGTAGTCCATGTTGGTGTTCTTCCTGAGATCCCCTCTGTACTTCCCAACAGAGTTACACCCCCGCAATGGGGGTTCTTTTTTTGGTAAAGCTGTAGTAAAATCAAGCAGTTAGAGCTTGCCTTGCGCAAGTAATTGCCACCAGCCCACCAAAACCCTATCATCAGCGGATCTTATGTCACTGGAAGATGTGATGCCCAAACCCGCCAAACCCAAAGCCCAGGCCGCGCCAAAACCCGCGCCCAAGAAAACTGGCCGCCCCAGCAAATACACCCCTGAGATCGCCCAAGAGATTGTGGAGCGCTTAAGTAACGCTGAGCCATTAAGACAGATATGCAGAGATGAGGGTATGCCAGCATGGCAAACAATCTACGATTGGATGTATCGAGATGATGCTTTGGGTGCGGAGGGCGTCGGTCTTTCCAGAGCAATCGCACGCGCACGCGAAATCGGCTACGACAAGATGGCCGAGGAATGTCTCGAGCTAGCTGACACGCCTAAGTGGGGCACCAAGCAAGTTGAGACTGAAGATGGCATCACGGTTACCAGGGAAGACATGCTTGGTCACCGTAAGCTGCAGATCGAGACACGGCTCAAGCTGCTGGCCAAGTGGAATCCCAAGAAGTACGGTGAGCGCCTCACTCACGCTGGTGACGCTGACAATCCCGTGGCCATGCAGGCTGACATCAGCATCTTTGACGCCATGTTAAAGAACCTCGAGAGCAAGAGGCAACTTGGGGACAAGTGATCTTGAGGTCCTGCTCAAAGATCCACAGATCCGCGAGCAGTACACCAGGCTAGAGCCACAAGCGGCTGCCGCCTGGTCCTGGCGCATGATGTGGCTCACACGAGCACTCAAGCACCAGATCCTACCGCACGGTGACTGGTGGTCCATATGGCTGATGCTTGCAGGCCGCGGTGCCGGCAAGACCAGGACGGCTGCGGAGCAGATCGGCTGGTGGGCACAGTCCTACAAAGCCACCAGATGGCTCGTGGCGGCGCCAACGAGTAGTGATGTGAGGGGTACATGCTTCGAGGGTGATTCGGGCCTCCTGAGCGTGATTCCTGCGGTCCTGATCGCTGATTACAACAAGGCCTTGCACGAGCTACGCTTGACCAACGGCTCGCTGATCAAAGGCATACCCGCTTCGGAGCCTGAGCGCTTCCGCGGTCCGCAATTCCACGGCGGGTGGTTGGATGAACTTGCCGCCTGGGAGTACATTCAGGAAGCCTGGGACCAGATCCAGTTTGGTATGCGACTAAAGTTGCATGACATGAAGACCAGGCTGATCTGCACGACGACACCCAAGCCCAAGGACCTGATCATCGACCTGATCAGCCGCGAGGGCGACGATGTGGTGCTTACCACTGCCAGCACTTACTCAAACCTGGATAACCTGTCCGAGAACTTCAAGCGCCAGATCCTGCAGTACGAAGGCACCAAGCTTGGCCGCCAGGAAATCTACGCTGAGATCATCGACCCCGAGGAGGGCGGTATCGTGCAGCGCGACTGGTTCAAGCTTTGGCCTGCTGACAAACCCATACCCAAGCTCGAGTTTGTGGTCCAGAGCTATGACTGCGCCTTCACCGAGAAGACGGTCAACGATCCCACCGCAAGCATCACTTTCGGTGTCTTCAAGCCCCAGGACGGTGGCATGTGCGTACTGATCATCGACGCCTGGCAAGATCGGCTGCAGTACCCCGATCTTAAGCCCAAGGTCATTGACGAGTACGAGATCATCTTTGGCGAGGGCAAGACGGCCAAGAAGGTGGACCTGGTCCTGGTCGAGGACAAAGCCGCTGGCATCGTGCTGATCCAAGACCTGCAGCGCGCACACATCCCAGTGAGGGCTTACAACCCCGGCAGGGCTGACAAGATTCAGCGCTTATCGATTGTGGCCAACATCGTGAAGGCTGGCCGCGTGTATGTGCCCGAGTCCAGCAATAGGCCGGGTTATGTCCGCGACTGGGCTGAGGCGATGGTCACGCAGATCTGCAGCTTTCCGAATACCGACCACGATGACTTTTGCGACAGTTTCAGCCAGGCGCTCAGATACCTCAGGGATGCAAGCTGGCTCAACATCGACCCGCTACCGCCTGATGATTACGATCCCGAGGACTATGTGGACGCAGGCATCACGAGGACCAATCCCTATGCCAGTTGACGCCATGAGCAACTTTAGCCACAATGATGGTGTCTGTGTGGTGCAGATAGAGTCGTTCGGTATGCGTCCTGCCCTTGTACCTTTCACTACAAGGGAACACCACCAGGGCGCAGACCAAACGGCTTTTTTTGTTTATGCACAGTCCGTACTCCGCACGATAGCAATGAGCCTGCATGGGCTGCTCGGAGTTAAACACTGGCTGGCACTAACCCCTGTCGCACGCCATCTGAACTCTCAGCGAGGTATCGGGCAACATGCACTTGATCAGGGTGGTAGACAGCAAGTGCATGGAAGGAATCGCTGGCTCAAGGCTACGCTGGCAGGCACATCAAATGCGCCTTGTGGGCGAGGGTGGTTAGCTTCCACCCCTGGGAAGGCTATGCCTGAACGGAATGCCGAGTTATCATCCCGCGCAAACGGAGGCTGATGATGCCCAATCCCAAACGACTGCTCGAGGCTCTGTACGGTGTCAACATGCAAGACGGTGGAAGCCCCTTAGATCGTTTTATGGGCAAGACACCAAAGCGTGGTGTGTCATCGCTACCAGGCTATGGCCAAGGCAATATCCTGCAAGACATCGAGACAGTGGCCCCGCGCCTGGCTGGTGGCATCGACGCCGCACTTACAGGCCTACCAATTGCTGGCCGCACCTTGGTGTCACCTGCCGTCACTGCTGGCGCCTTCATCAAGGAAGCAATGAAGAGTGGCGACCCTTCAGACACAAGCCCACTGCAACGCGCCTTAGAAGCCTCTCAGGAGTTCATTACAGGCGATATGAGGCCCATGCAGACCGAGCTTGGCCCTGAGTACCTCGAGAGCACTGCCGAGGGCTTAGAGCGCCTTTTGCGCGAGTCCAAGCTGCCACCTATTTTGCCCCAGCTATGGACCACAGCGGCTATGCCTGGTGCCTTGGGTGCAGTTAAAGATGTAGCGAAAACCGCAACCAAAACAAATATTCCTGAAGTCTCAGCACCAAAGGCTGCGACAATACCTGCTCAAGGGGTGTCATATGAAACAACCACAGAAGGACCGTTCTACCGCGTCCGTCCTAGCGTCTCTCAAGCGCCTGCAGGAGAGCGTCGAGGCTCGCTCGAAAGCGATGGGCTTGAAGCCAGACAGCGTCCCGCAGGAGGAACTGGAAGCGATGTTCCGCAACCAATTACGGATGAAACAGTACGCCAAGTAATGTCTGACCCGACGAACTTTGTTCGTCAGTCGGCAGATACTTATGTGCAAGAGGCCTTTGGCAGGCCTTACCAACCGCCAGAAATCTCTGAAAGTTCAATCCTCAAGCAAGCGCCTATCGGTCGCGCCTTCATGCTTGCGACCACCGAGGACCCTGCTTACAAGCAGACGATCTTCGATCAGTATGCAAGCCAAATGCCTGAAGTCATTCAGCAGTCAGGGGCAAAGAACTACGATGAATTGCTGGCCGCCTCATACAGGCAGCTAGCCAAAGAGACCGATGAGCAATTTAAGCGCTTGCCTATCAACCTTTCGTATCATCGCGCAGGCGAGGGCAACTATCGCAACAGCAAGCAAATGCTGCAGGATGTCTACGGCAACAAGCACCTGTATGTCTTCCAAGGTGGTGACGAGCATCCTTACCTGAAAGATGTTGATCCGATCACGGGCCTGAACGAGAACGAGAAGTTCCGCGCTGTGCATGACTTCTTTGGCCATGCCGTCCACGGCAACGAGTTTGGGCCCAAAGGGGAGGAAATAGCTTGGGCTGCACACAGTCAGATGTACTCACCATTAGCGCAACTTGCAATGAGCGCAGAGACGCGAGGCCAGAACAGCACGGTTAACTACACGCCATTGAATGCGGCACTCAAACGCACTATCAACGAACTGAACATGCAGCGTTACGAAGCTAATCGCCGTGGCAAGACAGGCCTGGTCAAGGAGATTGATGGTCAGTTAAAAGAGGCCTGGAATGGCTTCCAGTTTGCGCCACAAAAGCCCGTGCTCCTGCCACCCGAATTCATTAGCACCAAGTACGAGGGTGAGATGCCTGATTACTTGCGATCGCTCATCAGGCCTGAAGAGGGTACTTCGGTAAGTATGCCCATGATGCATTTCAGCAAGCAAGCTGGACTAACGGAAACAGATCCTTCGTTTTACGGCACAGGTATCAAGGGTGAAGAGGCTGCTCGCTTGGGCGAGAAGGGATCAGTAAGGCCAAGGACATATTTTTACACCGACGAAAGCGTGACGCCTGAGCCTGGCTTGGGTCCACATCGTTATCGTGCCATGGGCGAAAACCTTTATGACTTATCGGCTGATCCGCTCATGCTCAGTATGTTGGCTAGAGAGACAACACGCATACCCATGACGGCAAGCAGCAACAAAGGATTGGCGCAACCTGCCGAAGCAACCAATGCGCTTGAGCGCCTGATTCGCGACTATGGTTACGCTGGGTATATCAGCCCACAATCTACTAAGCCAAGCGCTGTGCTCTTTGGAAAAGTACCAGTAACCCCGTATAAGCAAGGCGGTGCCATAAGGCGAGTTCACATATCTGACAACCCTGACACGATGTTGCTTGAGCTAATGAGAGCGCCACGAATGCAAGCTGGTGGCTCTACCGACCAATTCTTTGGCCGCACAGCACCGCGTGGCGTTAGTTCATTGCCTGGTTATGGCCAAGGTAAAGAAGATGTACAGCAAGCGCTTACAGCGCTTGAGGAAAGCCCTATTGGACGCATTGCATCAGGCGCAGGTGAACTTGCTGAAGGCTATATGTCTGGCGCAGGATCAACCGACCTTCAGAAGATTGGCCAAGGCCTATCAATGATTCCTATGCTTGGCTTGCCAGCGACGATAGGCAGGGTTGCAAAAACGGCAAAAATTGCCGAGCCAGCAATAGAGGCTGCGCAACTGACTGCAAAGCCAGTTGAGCAGATCAGCAAGGCTGCGCCAAAAAGCATCGCAGAAATGACTGCTGAAATGGCAGAAAAAGGAAAATTAAATGTCAGAGAACCAAGTTCCTTACCTGGACAAGTGCCATCAATTCCTACCCCTAACAACATACAACCCATCACCACCGTACAACTGCCAACTGGACAATTTGCCACAACAACAGGATTTTCAACTGTCAAGCCAGTTAGGACAGGATTTGATGTTGCCGAAACCCCAGAGCAAGTAGCCCATCTTACGGCAGGCTTACGCAAGTCTCCACAAGAACAACTTGTAGCTGTCGTGGTTGATGAGAACAACAAGCCAATTCAGGTTATCAGGCATACCGTAGGGTTGATCAATCAATCCTCCGCTGAACCGTTTTCACTTGTCGGCGCCATTGCCAATACACCTGGCGCAAAAGGTTTTTACATCTCACACAATCATCCAAGTGGCGTTTCACAATTATCAAATGCAGACGAAAGACTTGCTGATGTCTTGTTAAACATGACTCAGGACACTGGCGTTCAAATGCGAGGCATGTTAGCTATAGGAAAGGATAAATTTGCGTTTTATGATCCATTAAGCAAATCATCTTCAAAAGATACAAAAATACCGCCAGCAATACGCAATAAATCAATTGACATGGTTGAGCGCACCTTGAAAAAAGCGCAGGTCATGGATGCAACTCAGTTTCAAGGCCCAAAAGATATTGCAAAGTTTGCAGATAAATTTATTGGCGATCAGACTGGAGTATTGCTGCTAAACAACCAAAATTATCCTGTTGGTTTTATGCCTATTGATGCCGCGCAGTTTTCTAACTTAAGAAAATCTGGCACTGCCATTAATATTCTTAAGGGCTTAGAAAGGGCCAATGCAAACAATGCCGTGCTAATAAGCAAAGGCAATATACCACCTGAAGAAATGCAAAATATTCAAAGTTTTTTTAATGCTTCATCAGTTAGATTGTTAGATGCTTTAACTGGGCCGCAAAGAGATTCTTTATCAATGAAAGGCTCTTTGGGCAACACAGGATCAACATCATTTAAGTCAGCAATACCAATAGCAGCAGGTCTTGGCGCCGCAGCAATGCAGGAAGATGAATATAAAAAGGGTGGCAAGGTTCGTATTTCAAACAATCTTGACGCAATGCGCCTTGAATTACTAAGGAAAAAACATGCCTGAGATGCCCATCGAGCAGGACTATGGCCGCTTTATCAGCGGTATGGCCGATGACGAGGTGCCCGTCGCTGATATGTCAGCCGAGTTGCCTGATGAAGAGGCTGAGATTGAAGAGCTTCCCGATGGCTCGGCAGTGGTTTACATGCCAAGCACTAAAGGGCCGCTGGAAGATCCCGACTTTTACGAGAACTTAGCAGAAGTTATAGATCCCATTACGCTGGATGCTATGGCATCGCGCTACTTAAACCTGCTGGATAAGGACAAAACAGCACGCGAGGACCGCGATAAGCAGTACGAAGAGGGTATCAAGCGCACGGGCATGGGCAAAGACGCCCCTGGTGGCGCTACTTTCTTCGGTGCCAGCAAGGTAGTCCACCCCGTTATTGCTGAAGCCTGCGTGGATTTTGCCTCGAGGACCATCAAGGAGCTATTCCCACCTGATGGCCCGGTCAAAACCAAGATCCTTGGCGAGACTGACGAGGAGAAAACCAAGCGTGCAGAGCGCAAACGCGATTGGATGAACTGGCAGCTTATCGAGCAGATCGAAGAATTCCGCGATGAGCAAGAGCAACTGCTCACGCAACTGCCCCTTGGCGGCTCTCAGTATCTCAAACTGTACTGGGATGACAAAAAAATGCGCCCGGTGGCAGAGTTTTTGCCCATCGACAAGGTCCTGATCCCGTTTGCAGCCACAAGTTTTTACACCGCACAGCGCGCTGCAGAGATTCATGACATCACTGAGTTTGAATTCAACCAACGCATTGATGCAGGCCTGTATCGCGACATCAGCTTGACCCGCGTAAGCCTGGAGCCTGAGCCAACCCGGCCAGAAAAGGCCAACAACAAGATCGAAGGGCGCAAAGCCGAGGAAAACATCGACGGGATGCGCCGTGTTTTTCACATTTACACCTACCTTGAGCTTGATGATGACACCTATTCCAAGGGTGACATGGCGCCTTACATCCTAATGGTGGATGAAATCGACCGTGAAGTGGTCGGTTTGTACCGCAATTGGGAAGAAGGCGACGAAACCATGGAAAAACTCGACTGGGTGGTCGAGTACAAATTTATCCCATGGCGCGGTGCCTACGCTATTGGTATGCCCCACCTCATTGGCGGCCTGGCAGCAGCACTTACAGGAGCCTTACGGGCGCTTTTAGACTCAGCGCACATCAATAACGCCCCTGCCACGCTCAAACTGAAGGGTGCCAAGGTCTCAGGCCAGTCCGTTCAGGCTGATGTGACCCAGGTTGTTGAGATTGAAGCTGCGCCAGGTGTGGATGACATCCGCAAGATTGCCATGCCCATGCCTTTTAACCCCCCAAGCCCCGTGTTATTCGAGCTTTTGGGCTTCTTAGACAAGGCTGCCAAGGGTGTAGTGACCACCGCTGAGGAAAAGATCGCTGACATCAATTCTCAGGCCCCTGTAGGCACGACACAGGCACTGATTGAGCAGGGTGCAGCCGTGTTTTCGGCCATTCATGCCCGATTGCACAAGTCACAGGGCCGCGTACTGAAGATTTTGCAGCGCCTTAACCGTTGGTACATCGAAGACATGCGCCGCGGTGAGGATGTGGTCGATTTGGAGGTCCAACCCGGCGATTTTGAGCGCATGGGCGATGTGGTGCCTGTCTCAGATCCCAATATCTTCTCTGAAACCCAGCGCATGGCGCAGATTCAGGCGGTTTTAGCACGATCGGATAAGGCACCTGACCTTTATGACCGTCGCGCAGTTGAAGAGCGCCTGCTCAAGCAGCTAAAGATCCCTGGCATCAACGAATTGCTCAAAGGAACGCCAGTTCCCGAGGAGCGCCCAGCGTCTGATGAGAATGTGGCCATGGCGCTCGGCCAGAATGCTTACGCTTACCCGCATCAGGACCAGTTATCGCACATCCAAACGCACCTGGACTTCGCGCTTAACCCTGCCTTTGGTGGCAATCCCATCATGGCATCGTTCTACCTGCCGCGGGTGCTCGAGCACATCAAGCAGCACATGGTCTTATGGTACTTAGGTCGCATGAATGGCTATGTGAACAAGGCTCGTGGCAAACCCATGGCAGAAAGCGATTACGAGAACAAGATGCTGACCTCGGAAATCGACAAGACCTTTGCTATTGCATCGCAGCATGTTATGCAAGACACCAATGCAGCCTTCCAGCAAATGGTGCCCAAGCTGCAGCAACTCATGCAAGCCATGCAGAAACTTACGCCCCAGCCGCAACTACCGCCTGAGGCACAAGTGCTCAAGGAAACCAGCCTGGCTGAGACTCAGCGGCGCGCACAGCGTGATCAGGCTGAGATGCAACTTAAAGGTGCCGATATGCAGCAGCGTGGCCAGATTGACATGGCACGCCTGCAGGGCGATCAACAACGCGCAGCCGAGCGTGACCAGTTGGAGGTGGCACTGAACGCCACAAACAACCTCACCAAGGAGCGCATCGCAACTGCACAACTCACCCAGAAGGATGAGCAATTGCAGGCAGAGCAGTTTGAGACTGCTATCCGGCTTCAAAACGAAGCACAACGCAACTTAGGAGCTAATCGTGGCCCAACCATCCAGTAACAACCTGAAAGACAACGAAGCCGTGCCCTATCACAAGCGTATCGCGATGGGCGCAAATCTTGACGGCACCAGCCTGCAGTCCAAAGGCCAAACCCAACAACCTAAAACCAAAGGAGGCGCACTGCCGGCTAAGAAAAAGTGAACCCATTAGCGGACCTGATCCGTGACATCAAGATACGCCAGGCTGAAATAAGCCAGTCTCTTGCAGCAGGAAATGCTGCGAATTGGGAAGCGTATCAGCGCACGGTCGGGATATATCTGGGCTTTGAACAAACGCTCCAGATGATTGACTCTATTTTGAGAGATGAAGATGAATATGAATGAACCAGTAGCGTCTCACGACGCTGAGATGGCTTGGGCATTTCCGAGCGTAGATCCTGGTGCAAAACCTCTTGGTGGCCGTGTGATGGTACAGATCCGTCGGTCCAAGAAGAAGACCACCAAGGGCGGCATTATGCTGATTGAAGAGACCAAAGAGACGGAGAAGTGGAACACGCAAGTGGCCAAGGTCATTGAGATTGGACCGCTCGCGTTTTGCCATCGTGACACCATGAAGCCATGGCCTGAAGGCTCGTGGTGCGTGGTCGGTGACTTTATCCGCGTCCCCAAGTGGGGTGGCGATCGCTGGGAGGTCAAAGTGCCTGGCGAAGACCAAAGCGAAGATCCCGCGCTATTCATGATCATTAACGACCATGAAGTCATCGCGAAGATTACGGGTAATCCGCTCGACACGAAGGCCTTCCTATGAGTACAGAAAATGAAGAGCAAATCAATATCAAGGAGCAGCCTGACGGGTCCGTCACGGTTGACCTTCCTGATTCCATTCAGATTGCTCCGACTGATGACACGCCACCTGAGCAAAAGGCTGATGGTGACGATGAATTTCATGAGGATGACAATCCCACCAACGATGAGCTTGAAGCCTTACGCAGGGCCAAGAGCGAGCGACGCCGCGCCAAGAAGGACCTAGTCCGCAAGACACAGGCCGAGAAGGATGAGCGCCTGGCATTGCTGCAGCGCCAGAATCAAGAGTTGATGGAGCGCCTCTCAGTCATTGAGCACCGCACCCATGCCAACGACATAGCCCAGATTGACAAAGCTATGCAAGATGGCGAGCTTCGCGTGCGGTATGCCAAGATGAAGTTGGCCGAGGCCGTACAAGCCCAGGATGGCGAGGCGGCAGCGCAAGCCAACGAGATGCTGCTTGATGAGCGCCAAAAGCTTGAGTCGCTGAAAAACTTTAAGCAGAAAGCCGTCCAGCCCCAGCAAAAGGCAAACATCCCAGATGCTGGTACGCAACGCCAAATTGCGGCATGGATGGAGCGTAATTCGTGGTTCGACCCTGAGCGCAAAGATATGGATAGCAAGATTGCTAAACAGATCGATGAGCAGTTACACGCAGAGGGTTGGAACCCAGCAACATCAGACTATTGGGATGAGATGGATAACCGCTTGCGGAGATACCTACCACACCGATACAATGATGTACATGAGGAAAGTTCCTCTAGGCGAAAACCGAGGAGTCCTGTGACTAGTTCTGGCCGTGAAAACGCTTCGTCCGCAGGTGGACGACATTCTTTCGAGTTGACCACCGACCAGGTGAGAGCTATGAAAGACGCTGGCTTTTGGGATGACCCAAAAAAAAGACTCAGCATGATTAAGCGTTACGCGGAACAAGCAGCGCAGCAACGGACATCGAAAGGGTAAGCCATGGAATCTAGACTCAAAAAATCAATCACTGCAGGTGGCCGTCATACTCGCGCAAGCGAAGATCATTCGCGCCTTCCTGCAGAGGAGCAGTTCGCTAGTACACAGGACATTGACCAAATGTGGAGTGACGAGTGGACACAAAGCGCTTTGCCGAAGGTCCCAGATATTCCGGGATTTCACCTTTGCTGGCTTTCCACCACTAATAGCTACGACACCATTGATAAACGGATTCGACTTGGGTATACGCCTGTGCTTGCAGATGAGTTGCCTGGGTTTGAAAATTACCGTGTAAAAGCTGGCGAGCATGTGGGCCACATCTCATGCAACGAGATGTTGCTGTTCAAGATCCCCATGGATCTCTACCAGCGCGTCATGACGCACTTCCATTACCAAAAACCAATGGAAGCAACTCAAGCGATCATGGAGCGTATGGAGGAGTTGCAGTCGGGTGTTGACAGTTCAGGGCATAGGCTCCTGAAGACGGAAGGCGAAGGTTTTGGCAATGTTGCGAAATCATCCGTTAACCGACCCCCGGTATTCGAGGGTTAATCTGGAGCTTCCAAATGTCTGCAACCTCAGCACCCTTTGGTTTGCGGCCTGCCTACCACCCGAGCGGTCTTGACCGCGCTCAGGGCCTTGCGAATGTTATTCAAGATGCTTATGCAGCTAACATTCTTAAGGGACAGGCTGTAACACTTGACCCAACCACGGGTTACATCGTTGTTCACAATCCAGCCACAACCAATGTCATTTATGGCGTTTTTGATGGCGTTGAGTGGACTGACACTACGGGCCGTCGTCGTGTTTCCAACTATTGGCCTACTGGCACCTCTTACCAAACAGGTTCATTGATCGCTTATGTTTGGACTGACCCTCAAGTTGTTTATGAGATTCAGGCCGCTGGATCGATCGCACAAACCGCGCTTGGCCAAGAGTTTGACATCACTAACGCAACCGCTGGTTCAACAACCACTGGTTTGTCGCAATGCACCATGGGAACCAGTGCGGCAGGCGCCAATTCCAACAAGGCATTGCGTGTGATCGATCTTGCCCCGTACCCAGGCAATGCTTGGGGTGATGCGTATACCATCGTTCGCGTTCAAATCGCTAGATTCCAGTATGCTGGTATCTACGAAGGCGCAACAGTGGCTTACCCCGTAACCATTGCTTAAGGAGGGCTAGATCATGGCAGCCCCAATGCGCAGTACAGACTTTCGGTCAATTGTTGAGCCAATCCTCAACGAGTGTTTTGACGGAGTCTATGATCAGCGTGCCGACGAGTGGTCGCGTGTTTTCCGCGAGCAGGACGGCATTCCCCGTAACTACCACGAAGAGCCTGTGCTCTACGGTTTTGGCTTGGCACCGTTGCTTCCTGACGGCAGCCCAGTCACTTACCAGCAGGGTGGCGTACTCTTCCTCAAGCGCTATGTGTATGCAGTTTATGGTTTGGCCTTCGCGCTGACCAAAGTGCTTGTTGAGGATGGCGATCACATCCGCATCGGCTCGGTCTATGCCCGTCACTTGGCACAGTCCCTGGTTGAAACCAAGGAAACCCTGTGCGCCAATGTGCTGAACAACGCCTTCACGGGCGGTCAGTATGCTGGTGGCGACGGTGTGGCACTTAACAGTGCTTCGCACCCCATCGTGAATGGCACTTTCAGCAACCTGCTGACCAACGCTGCTGTTCTCAGCCAGACCTCGCTTGAGCAAATGCTCATTCAGATCCGTCAGGCAGTGGACAACAACGGGAAAAAGATTCGCCTCGTGCCACGACAGCTTGTCGTCGCTCCTGGCAATATCTTCCAGGCTGAGGTCCTACTGAAGTCCGTCTTGCGTGCTGGCCAAGCAAACAACGACATCAACCCAGTCAAATCCATCGGCTTGCTCGATGAAGGCGCTGCGGTCCTGTCGCGTTTGACTTCGAGCACTGCATGGTGGGTCCAGACCGATGCGCCCGAGGGCATGAAGCTCATGATGCGCCGCCGCCTTGAAAAGACCATGGAAGGTGACTTTGAAACCGACACCATGCGCTACAAGGCAACCGAGCGTTACGATGTCGGCTTCACCGATCCTCGTGCAATGTACGGTACGCCTGGCGTCTAACCCCTGATGGCGGGGGAAACCCCGCTAGGAGAAAGTAAATGGCTCTTACAAACTTCCCTAATGGGATTACGAGCTTCGGGGTTCCCGTCATCGGTGGCATCGGCGGCATCCCGTTCTCGGGAAATTGGTACTTTGTTGACCCGGTCAATGGCGCTGACGGTAACGACGGCTCTGCTGACTATCCTCTAGCAACGCTTTACGCTGCGATCAACCGTGCTGTATCAGGCAATAACGATGTCATTGTCCTGATGAGTAACGGTGCATCAAGTGGCACGGCTCGCCTGTCTACAGCTTTGGCTCAGACCATCGATCCGACTGCCACTACCGGCACGCTGAATTGGAACAAAAATGCCACGCATTTGATTGGCATGGGCGCTCCAACTCGCGTAGGTCAGCGTGCGCGTATTGCACCTCCCACGGGCACCTACACGGCTACGACCTTCAATGCAGACACCTTCATTAATGTCACGGGCGCTGGCTGCTTGTTTGCCAACATCGACATTTTTGTTGGCTTCAGCACTGGGTCTGCAAGCATGGTTGGTGTGCTTGAGGCGGGTGGACGCAATGCGTACCAGAATGTAAATATCCAGGGCATGGGTGATGCAGCATCAGCAGGCGGTTCTGCTGCTCGCACGCTGAAGATCACAAGCCAGGAAAACACATTCACTGATTGCGTGCTTGGCCTTGACACAGTGGCTCGTTCTGCAGCAAATGCAACGGTTGAGTTGGCCTCGGGCACTGCCCGTAACAGCTTCATTGGTTGCACATTTCCGTTCCAAACCTCAGCAGCAACACCACTGGGCGTTTTGGCATCGGCTGCTTCGGCCATCGATCGTTGGCAGTTGTTCCAGCAGTGCACCTTTATCAACAGCGTCCAATCAGGTTCCACAACCATGAACGGATTGGCAACGCTTCCTGCCTCGGCTGGTGGCTTGCTGATGATGAAGGATTGCTCAATGGTAGGCATCACTGAATTTGGCACTGACGCGACCACTCGTGGTCAAATCTATGTCGATGGTGGCGCACCCACTGCTGCAACTTCCGGCATCGCTGTCAACCCAACCTAAGTTTCTGGCCCTTCGGGGCCAGTCTTGAAAGGACTAGAGATGGGTCAGTTTAAGCCGATGGTCAAAATGATGACCACTGAGCCTTCAGTTGTGCTGAAGCTCAAAAAGGGCGGCCATGTGTCCAAGAAGCATGGTGGCAAGTCGGATGGCCACAAGATGATGAACGGCGGCGTGATGGCTGGGCTTGCTGAAGGCCCAACCCCAAGCCGCATGCAGATGGGTCAGGGCACTTTGCCCGGCCGCGCACCTGCTCGTCCATCGTTGGCCATGCGTCGCAAGATGGCACGCCCCATGATGAAAGAAGGTGGCGAGTCCAAAGCCGAACACGCAGCCGAAATGAAGAAGATGGCAGGCACGGAAGCTAAGCTCAAAAAGCATGCTTCCATGCCAGCATCGAAGGCTCATAAAGGTCTTGCGACAGGCGGCGTTGCGATGAGCAATGCTGGTGGCTACAAAGATGGCGGCATCATCAAAGTGGCAGCCTCTGAGAAGGGCGCAAAGGGCTATGTAAGCACTAAGATGGACACGGCTGAAGGTGAGCATCACACGCCTAAAAAGACGGGTGAAGTGTCCATGGGCAAGCCTGGTGGCTACAAGCGTGGCGGTAAAGCGTATGCCAAGGGTGGTGGCGTTGAGGGTAATGTCTCAACATCCTCGCCTGGTGTAAGCAATACCACCACAGGCGAAGTCAAGAAGGGCAATGCTGGTGGCTACAAGAAAGGTGGTGCTCCAAAAAAGCACTACGCTACGGGGGGACTTGTTGATTCAGGCAAACCCGTAGCCTACCCCAAGCACCCAGTATCGAAGCCTGTAGCTAATACCATTCAATCGGGCACTTTCAAGAAGGGCGGCAAGGTTAAGTACGACACAGGCGGTAAAGTGGATGTATCGAAACCTGTTGCTGATCCCGAGGCCACCGCAGCGAAAGCCAAGCGTGACCTTGAGGATGCCTTGAATCCCGTAAGCATGGTCAAAGAGCTTGGCGGCAAGTTGATGGATAAGATCCGCGGTAAGGGATCAGTCACTGAGACCAAAGAATCGGTCACAGTAACGCCACCACAAGCCCGTCGAAAAGCAGGCGGCGCGTGCTAGATAGCGGGGGCTTCGGCCCCTGCATCACATTGAAGGACAATCATGAAGGTAGTGACCGTATCCAAAACCGGGGTAGGCTCAAGCAGCACCGTGGTCATGAATACCAACATCAGCCCGTTCAATGTGGGCTTTGGTGTCACGGTATCAGGCACGGTTGATTACACCGTCCAGCACTCATTTGACGACCCTGCAGGCACCATTTCTAACTGGTTTAGTCATCCCACGGTAGCAGGCGAAGTAGCGGCTGCTGATGGCAACTATGCATTCCCAGTTACGGCCATCAAGCTGCTGGTCAACTCAGGCTCTGGTACTGCAACGCTTAAACTCATTCAAGCAGGTATTTGATGGCTCCTGTTGGCTACTCAAGCGTTGCCAACCAAGCCAATACCTCGGATGGCTTTGCATTAGGTGTTGGTGCCCAGAATGTCATTGGTGGCACCGACTACGGCCTTGATGTTGGTGATGATGGCGTAGTTGATACTTACGGCACCTTGCCGCCAACCACTTTTTATATCCTGGATGAGACTTCTCCAGGGTATGTGCTGCAAGAAGACAACAGCAAAATTGTTTTGGAGCAATCGTAATGGCTGACCAAAAAATCTCGGCAATGCCAGCAGCCGCAACACTGACGGGCGCAGAGCTTGTGCCGTTAGTGCAAAGTGGCGCGAATGTGCAATCAACCATCGGTGATTTGCGTGCGTTTGGCGCGGCTTATGGCGGCTTTAGCAGCACCCTAGATCAGACGGGAAGCACCACTGTTGGCACGGCCATGACTTGCAATACGGTAGACATTACCGATGGCATCACGGTGGTCAGCAATAGCCGTTTTACAGTGCCTAATGACGGCATTTATAACTTTCAGTTTAGTGCTCAGTTCAAGAATGTTGATAACGCGCAGAACATTGTCACGATTTGGATCAAGATCAACGGCTCAGATCTTGCTAACTCGGCAACCAATGTAACCATACCAGCGCGTAAGAGCGCCAGCATTTTTGGCTTTGGTGTGGCGTCATGGAACTTTTATTTGGACCTTAATGCTAATGACTATGTGCAGTTGTTTTGGCTGCCTGAATCGACGGATGTAACGCTTGAAGCATTGCCATCGAGTGTGACGCCTGCGTACCCGGCTATCCCCTCGTTGATTGTTACCATGGGGCAGATAGCTTAAATGCCTGCCAAGACTAAAGCGCAGTTCCGGCTCATGAAAGCTGCCGAGAACAATCCGAAGTTTGCCAAGAAGGTTGGCATTCGACCTGATGTGGCTGCAGAGTACACGCAGTCCAATGTAAAGGGGAAATCGTATGCAAAGCTTCCTGAACAGCTTAAGAACGGCGGTCCGAGCCTGGCGATTGGCCGCGGTGAGAAGCTTCCGGCAGATCAAGGCGCGGGTCTTACCGCCAAGGGCCGGGCAAAGTACAATCGAGAAACAGGATCAAACCTAAAAGCGCCACAGCCCCAGGGAGGGCCAAGGCGTGATTCGTTTTGCGCTCGTATGGGTCCAGTTGCGCGTAAATCTGAGCGCGGATCTCGAGCCAGAGCGTCCATGAAACGCTGGAATTGTCCGGGCTGGTGAAATGTCCTATTCCGATACTTATGGCCAGGTTTTTAATGTCCAAACGCTGATTGACCACGCTGCGAGGCGCTGTGGCAAGCTTGCTGAAGAGCTAACTAGCGAGCAATTACTAACCGCACGCGAGTCGCTTGGCTTCACACTGACTAACCTGATCAACATTGGCATCCAATACTGGGCCATAAAGAAGGAAGTCATCGGCCTAACGCCAGAAAAGTACATTTACACGCTGCCAGTGGGCGCCAATGACGCCTTGAATGTGCTCTACCGCACATTAACAAGGCCTTCGGGCAGCTACTCGAGCAGCGCTGGCGGCAATGCAGCCTATGCAGGGGACAGCGATGTTGATACCTACTGCCTGCAAACAAGCACTAATGGCAATATCGCGATCAATTTTGGCACCAGCAACCCGATTTATGCTGGGTCAATCGGCCTGCTCCCCTATATTTCTGGTGGTGGAAGTGCCACATGGACTCTCACCCTCGAGTATTCGACCGATGGATCAACTTGGAACACCTTGTATGACATCGGATCAGTGGTTGTCACCGATAAAAAATGGGCTTGGTATGACATCGACCCTGGTCAGAGCGTCCAATACTACCGAGTAAGGGCGTCTGGTGGCACAACACTGGCTTTGCGTGAGTTTTATGTGGGCAATAACTCGCGTGAAATCCAGATGGCAAGGCTTAATCGCGACGATTACACCAATTTGCCCAACAAAAACTTCACAGCTAATCATCCCTACCAGTTTTGGTTCAATCGCACGGTCCCACAGCCTGAAATTTACCTCTGGCCAGTCCCCAACGAGTGGTATGTGCAAATGACGGTCTGGTATTCCAAGCAAATCATGGATGTGGGTGATTTGACTGACGAATTGCAGATCCCACAGCGCTGGTATCTGGCCACGATCGGCATGTTGGCGCACCAATTGAGCATGGAATTGCCTGCTGTGCCCATGGAGCGCATCAAATACCTCGAGGACCAGGCTGGTAAGTACCTGGCACTGGCCGAGGCTGAAGAACGCGACCGCAGCCCGATTTACCTGGCCCCGAATATTTCAGTTTATACGAAATGAGCGCCTGCACTTTGTATTGGATAAGGGCAAGTCATCACTCAGATTTTATGAGCGAAGGTTATATTGGCGTTTCAAAAAACGCTAAACATAGATGGAAGTATGGCCACTATTGGGCGCAAAAGAATGATCGACATGAGAATCCTAGGCTTGCCAATGCTATAGCCAAATATGGATGGGAAAACTTGTTAAAAGAGGTATTGGTAATTGGCTCAGAAGATTATTGCTATGAGCTTGAATCAAGAATTCGTTGTACAGATACGATGGGCTGGAATATCGCCCCTGGCGGCAAAAAGCCGCCAATATCAAAAAGTCGTGGGTATGACTATGTAAGTCCGCTTAAGGGTGTTTCGCGCCCAACGCCTTGGCTGGTTGGAAGATCAAAAAAGATGCCTGATAACTTTGGAAGTCTGGGTGGTAAAGCAGGCAAGGGTCGCAAGCAGACTGCCGAGCAAATTGCGAAGCGAGTTGCGTCGCGCCGCGCTACTCTAGAATCTCAGGGTAGGACAAAATAATGCCGATGTTTCTTGACACTGAGGGTTATTCCGACATCGCGATCGGTATTTGCGATCGGTGTCGCATGAAGCGTCCTCACGCCACCTTGGGGCCTGACATCAACTTTCCAGGGCTGATGGTGTGCGAGGAAAATTGCAGGGATGAGAAAGATCCTTATCGGTTACCGGCACGGCAAACTGAGCGCATCAACTTGCGCTTTCCGAGACCTGATGTGTCAGTGGCTGCAATCCAGGATAATCTGGTGACAACGGATCAACAAAATGTCATTGTCTCGACGGAAGGCAATACCCAGACGCCTGAGAACAATGGGAACCTCGATGGAATAGCGGTGTCACCCTAATGGCCAATCAAACCATCACCCAGTTACCGACCGCCGATGCCCTCACGGGTACCGAGCTTGTGCCCATCGTTCAGGATGGTGGCACCGTCAAAACGACGGTGGCAGATATTGCCGCGGTCCCTGTAACCAATTACAGCTTTGTCACAGCAACGAGTGAAGGCTCACTCTCGCAATCACGCCAATTAAGCACTTCAGGTGGTGGCTTAACGCTCACAGATAACGGCGCTGGCTCAACCCTCGTTCTAAGCCTCTCTGGAGCGCCTGCAAGCCTCGTAACAGCAGGGACAGGTATTCAGGTCAAGACCAACGCAACAACGCTCACAGCGCGCTCTATCGCGGCTGGAACGGCAGGTATTAGCGTTGCCGATGGCGATGGCGTTGCTGGCAACCCAACGGTGTCGCTTTCAGGCTTGGTTCTCAACCTGGCGCAGTCTTCAGGCGTTGGCCTTTTATCGCGCACCAGTGGCAACAGCATCGGCGTTGTCACGCTTACGGGCACGGCTGATGAGATTGATGTAACCAACGGCACAGGTGATGGCGCTAATCCCACGGTGGGATTGGCTGATAACCCAGTAGTGCCTGGCACCGCATCGATGACGCTGCCCAAGGGCAATACTGCGCAAAGGCCTGTCGCACAAGACGGGATGATTCGCTTTAACACGCAGTTATCGCAGTTTGAAGGTGCCATTGGTGGCACTTGGACCAATGCACTGGGTGCTTCAGGTATCTCAGGCTACTCAGGGTTTAGCGGCTTCTCAGGCTTGGGCCTGTCGGGCTATAGCGGCATTTCTGGCTTTAGTGGTATCTCGGGGTTCAGTGGCATTTCGGGTTACAGCGGCACTTCAGGCTTTTCAGGCTCTGGCGTATCGGGTTACTCGGGCACTTCAGGTTTTAGTGGCATCTCAGGATTCTCAGGGATCAGCGGTTTTTCAGGCATATCGGGCTTCAGTGGGATTTCTGGCTATTCGGGATCGGGCATCTCGGGTTACTCAGGCTCGGGTATTTCTGGCTTTTCAGGCACCTCGGGGTTCTCTGGCTTTTCAGGTATTTCAGGCTTTAGTGGGATCTCAGGCTTTTCAGGGATTAGTGGGTTTTCAGGCATTAGTGGCTATTCAGGATTCAGTGGCTATTCAGGTCTTGATGGCGTAGCCCAAAGCGGCACATCAGGATTTTCTGGGCGCTCTGGTTTTAGTGGCTTTAGCGGCATCTCTGGGTTCTCAGGTATCTCAGGTTTTTCTGGTATCTCAGGCTTTAGTGGCATCAGTGGATTCTCAGGGTTTAGTGGCATTTCAGGATTCTCAGGCTCTGGCATATCAGGCTTTTCTGGCTCAGGCATCAGTGGCTTTAGTGGCACCTCTGGCTTCTCGGGCATATCAGGATTTAGCGGCATATCAGGATTCAGTGGGATTTCAGGGTTTTCTGGTCGCTCTGGCTTTAGTGGGATTTCAGGGTTCAGTGGCTTCTCAGGCATTTCAGGGTTTTCAGGCATATCAGGGTTCAGTGGCTTCTCGGGCATTTCTGGATTCAGCGGCTCGGGCGTTTCAGGATTCAGTGGTGTCAGTGGATTCTCTGGCGCGCCACCAACCAATGTGACCACTACAGCAAGCGCAACGGCAGGCTTTATCTTGTTTGCCACCAATTCAACAACGGGCAGTCAAGCCGTGCTTGTGGATGCAGGCTTGTCAGTGAATGGCAGCACTAACGCAATCACAGGTGGGGTTGACGGTGGAACTTTCTAATGAAGTATTCAATTGTCATACCGACCTACAACCATTGTGATGACCTACTAAAGCCCTGCTTAGAGTCTGTCTTCAAGTACACCGACATGGCCGATGTGGAATTGGTCATTTCGGCCAATGGTTGTACGGACAATACCGATGTCTACCTGAAAGAGCTAACGCAGCGCTTTACCAGCATCGGCTTTGAGAAGCACATCAAAGTTGTTTGGAATGACAAGCCCTTGGGTTATTCAGGCGCTTGCAATGCTGGCATCGTAGCTACGCGCACTGACAAGATTGTCCTGCTTAACAATGACACGGTCCTGCTGCCCCAGGAAAAGAGCCAGTGGCTGCACATGCTGGACCATCCCTTCGTCAATCCTCAGTGTGGCATATCAGGGGTTATCAAAGGACCGTCAGAGCCTGCAGGCCGTGACTTTGTAGTCTTCTTTTGCGTGATGATTCGCAGGCGCGTATTCAGCCAGATTGGCTTGCTCAGCATGGACTTTGGCGTGGGCGGTGGCGAGGATACCGAGTTTTGCATTCGCGCTGAAGAGGCAGGCTACGAGGTGACTGAATGCTCGCCAAAGCAGTGGGATGGCTCACAGTACACAGGCGTCTTTCCGATTTATCACAAGGGTGAGGGCACGATGCTCGATCCCAAGCTGGTTGATAACTATCACGACATCTTTTTGCGCAACTCACTCAAGCTTGCCAAGATGTATAACCGTGAGTGGTATCGCTGGCGTTTATCGAATTACTGGGAGCGCGCAGTCTTCTTGAAAGGCGATCCAGTTTTCCCGAGAGAGTCAACTCGGTATCAATGGGCTGCAAGCCATGCAGGCCGCAACATTTTAGAGATTGGTTGCTCGAGTGGTTACGGCTCTCAGTTCATGCCTGACAAGCCTTACATTGGCCTTGATTACGATCCAATCATTGTGGATGTGGCCAACGAGCAGCAATGGACACCTCACTGCCAGTTCCATCATGCTGACATCAATACTTACCCTTTTGATCAGTACGACACGATCATTGCTTTTGAGGTTATCGAGCACTTAGACAATGGCCTTGAAATCCTGCAAAAGCTAAAGCAGCATTGCAAGACCCTGCTGTTTACGGTGCCGATGAATGAGCCACCAGGTTTTTGGGGTCCGCATCACAAGTTGCATGGCCTGAATGAATCGCACTTTCCTGGCTTTCATTTTGAGTACATCGATGAGGAAGGCGCCATCTCAACAGCGCCTAAAGCCATTGACGATAAGAATCGGTTAAACCTGCTGATCGGGCGCTGGCATGCCTAGCATTCTGTGCTCAATCTCGACACGAGGCCGCACGCATACCTTCTTGCCGATGGCCTTGCAGGCCGTGATGAATCAGACACGCAAGCCTGACAAGCTTGTGATCTTTGATGATAACGACGAGCATTTAGACCTGCGCCAGGACCCGATGTACAGCAAGTATTTCTTCATGCTTGAGCGCAAAGGCATTGCTTGGGAATGGCTCTGGGCAGGCAAAAAGGGCCAGCATCACAATCATCAAATGGCCAATTGCATGGGCTATGACTGGGTGTGGCGCGTGGATGATGATGCCCTTCCTGAGCCTGGCGTACTCGAGCAATTAGCTAAGCACATTGCGCCTGATGTGGCAGGCATTGGTGGCTCAGTCTTTATGCCAGGCCATGACTTTGAGACGGCCAAGCCTACAGGCAAGATTGACTACATTGATCATGAGCCAAATCCACAGTGGCAGACCATTCACAAGGTCAGAGAGGTGGATCATCTTCACTGCACCTTCTTGTACCGTGCTGGGATTTATGACTACAACCTAGGCCTGTCCCGCGTGGCACACCGCGAAGAGACGCTATTCAGTTGGGGTTTGAAGCTTAAAGGCTACAAACTGCTGGTTGTACCCAATGCAGTGACCTGGCACCTGAAAGCGCCATCAGGTGGTATCCGCATGGATAACAACGATCAGTTGTTTGCGCATGACGAGCAGATCTTCCGCAACACGATGGCATTCAGAGATGCAACGATTGTGGTGCTTAACAACGGCATGGGCGATCATGTGGTCTTCAAGCATGTGCTGCCATCCATTAAGAACCCTGTGGTGTTTGGCTGCTATCCTGAGATCATCCCGTGCAGGTCCATCGCTGAGGCCAAAGACTTATTTGGCGACATCGAAATGTATAACATTTATGCGAAAATGGACCGTTGGAAGTGGAAGTCAAGCCTTGAGTCAGCTTACCGAAAGTTGTACTTATGATTGTGATCGCACCCTTTGCCAAAAAGCTATCCAACGGGAAGAAGAATCCCAAGGATTACCCGTTTTGGGAGGAGCTTATCCCGATGCTGCCCAAGCCTGTGGTACAGGTGGGAGTGGAGGGTGAGCCGCGGTTGGTTGATGACTTTCGCAAGAACCTGCCGCTCAATGCTTTGTGCAACCTCATCCGCGAGTGCGATACCTGGATTTCATGCGATAGCTTCTTGCAGCACTTTGGGTGGGATTTGGGCAAGCCTGGGATTGTGCTGTGGTCAGTATCGGACCCCAACATCTTTGGCCACCCTGAGAACATCAACCTGCTCAAGGACCGCGCTAATCTCGTGCCCAACCAGTTTTTGTGGTGGGACTGCTATGAGCATGACCCCAGCAAGTTTGTCGCGCCAGAGATCGTTTTAAGGGCTGTGAAAAGCCTTTTGTACCTTGAACGCGCAGCCTAAAAATGATGAAATTGACTGATTCACGGAGGTAAAAATGCCTGCAACCAATTACACGCCCATCCAGCTTTATCGCAGCACGACTTCGGGCAACCTACCCCTTGCTGCCAATCTTAGTCCTGGCGAATTGGCGCTGAACATTGCTGATACCGACATGACGATGTATTTCGAGAATGCATCGGGTGTCGTCAAGCGCTTTTTCAACAATCCTGCCGAGCTTAAGTACCCTACGGCTGATGGCACGAGTGGGCAATTTTTGACAACCAATGGCGCAGGTGTTTTAAGCTTTGGCTCGGTAGCAGCAGGTGCCCTGACCAACAATACCCGTCAAGCCGTTACATCATCAGCTACAACCACGATCAACCTAAACAGTGGCAATGTCATCGACTTAACGATGGCAGCAAACATCACGACACTTTCGTTTACCAATGTGCCTGCAAGTGGCACGCCGATTTTGATTCAGATCGTAGTGAAGAATGCCTCGGACGGTACGGCCTATACGATTGTTTGGCCTAATTCAGTGTATTGGAGCGGGCAGTATGCTGCTGCGACGATCAGCACCGTACAAACGGCACCGACCTTAGCTACCGGCGCAAACGGCATTACTGTTATTGCATTGCTTACAACGGATGGTGGTACGAAATGGCGTGGCTGGGTGGAAGCTACGATTCCGGGGGGAACGCAAGGTCAACTTTATTCTTGGGGAAATGGAGTTGCTGGCAAACTTGGTCAAAATAGTGCGGCCTCCATATCTTCTCCTACACAAGTTGGGGCATTATTGAATTGGGCAAGTGTATCAGGCCAAGCCCAAGCTGTGGCTATAAAAACAGATGGAACAATGTGGTCTTGGGGTTATAATGCTCAAGGTCAACTAGGTCAAAATAATATTATTTCCCGATCCTCCCCTGTACAAATTGGATCGCTTACTACTTGGGCTAGCGCGACAACAAATAATTCCTCTTGCGCAGCACTGACAGTATCAGGACAATTATTTACTTGGGGTAATAATACCAATGGTTCCTTGGGGCATAATAGTTTATTAACTTTATCATCGCCAGTTCAAGTCGGAACACTGACCGATTGGGCAGAAATTTCTGGCGGTGGTCAAGCATTTCTGGCTCGTAAAACTAATGGGACCATGTGGTCTTGGGGGCTGAACTACCAAGGTGTTTTAGGCCAAAATGATAATCCTTTTGGCAGTTTTGCCAGATCATCTCCGACTCAAATAGGTGCATTAACTACATGGTCAAAAATAAACATGGGCGTTTATCGAGCAGCAGCTATAAAAACTGATGGCACGGCTTGGGTTTGGGGCCATAATCTTTGGGGGGAATTGGGTATTAATTCTACAACTAGCATGTCTTCACCTGTACAGCTTGGTGCATTAACGACTTGGAAAAGCATAAATGTTGCTTCCGGTAATTATTCTAACTGTCACATGCTCGGAATTCTTACAACCGGAGAATTGTATGCCTGGGGTCGTAACCAATATGGAAATTTAGGGCTTAACCACACATATCCAAGATCCTCTCCTGTACAAGTTGGTGCATTAACAACCTGGGATAAAGCGTCGGCAGGATTCGGAACTTCTTCTGTAATAAAGACGGACGGCACGCTATGGTCATGGGGTAGAAATAGCGATGGTCAACTTGGGCAAGGCAACACAACACCTAGATCATCGCCAGTTCAGGTTGGGGCATTAACAAATTGGGGGTTTATATCAGCCGGTTCCGGTAATGCTACATTTGGTATTACTCAAACATCAATCAGTCCTGCATGATGCACTTCTTATCTGGCTTACCACGCTCTGGATCCACGGTTCTTGCCGCGATCCTGAATCAAAACCCCCTGGTGCATGTCACACCAACATCAGGGCTAATTAGCATCATGGGCGCTGTGGCTGAGAAGTGGGAGCGTGATGAGTCCATTCATGTCCAAGGTCGCAATGACGATGACATGATTCGCATGTTGCGCGGGTTGATGCAAGCCAAAAACGAGACCATTACCAAGCCTGTCATCATCGACAAAAACCGTGGCTGGCCTGCGCCACCGATCATGAAGACCATGACGAAAGTCTTAGGTCAAAAGCCCAAGATCATTGCAACGGTTCGCAGCGTGCCTGACTGCATTGCATCCTTTGTGCGTGTTGTTAAACCAGACAATGTGCAAAAGTTTTTGGCCGAGACACACCTCATTGATGTGGTCAAAACAGGCTATGTGACGCTGCACGCAGGCATGTTGGAAGATCCCCTGTCCTTTTGCTTGATTGAGTACGAAGACCTGCTTGCTGACCCCAAAACACAGCTTGATCGCATTCATCAGTTCTTGGAGCTTGAGCCTTTTACCTATGACTTTGAGCGCATTGAAGGTTCAGTAGTAGCTGAGAAAGATGATGAGGTTTGGGGCATCCCTGGTTTGCACGACATCAAGCCTAAGCTTGAGCGTCAGCACAAGCAAACAGCCCAAGAGGTCTTGGGGCACCGTTATCACGAGTTTAACCAACCACGCTTTTGGCTTGGTGAAACGGAAGAGTCAAGACCCAAACAGCCCCTCGATTTGCAATTGGAAGCAGGCCGTCGCGGTGACTTCCAAAAAGCTTGGGAGATTGCCCAGCACCTTGAGCGCGTTGAGCCTGAAAACCACCGTGCAGCCTATAACCGAGGCTTGTATGTGCTGATGCAAGGCAAGCTGCAAGAAGGTATGCAGTTACTTGCCAGGGGTAGGATTGAGCAGGTCTTCGGCAATCGCAAGCCTCAAGTGCCCACAGAGCTTTGGCAGGGTCAACCTCATCAAACCGTCTTGCTTTACTTAGAAGGTGGCTTAGGCGATCAAATTCACCAGATGCGCTTTGTGCAAGACATTACGGCTCGCAACTGCCAAGTGATTGTGGCTTGCTCGCCCGAGCTTGTAACGCTCTTTGCAACGGTTCCCAATGTGCGTGCGGTAGCCGTTCACGAAGCGGCCCCAGGCGTTTATCACCATGCTTGGGTGCCTGGAATGTCAGCGCCAATACCTTTAGGTATTGAGTACAAGGATGTGTGGGGTCGCGCTTATATCCCCTGCCCACAAGTCACAAAGGACAAATTCCGTATCGGTTTGCGTTGGCAGGGTAATCCCAACTTCGAGCACGATCATCGCAAGTATTTCCCACCTGAGTTGCTCTTTAACGCTGTTAAAGGCTTTGATGTTGAGTTTGTGTCCTTGCAGCGTGATGAAGGCGCACAGCATCGACCTGAATGGATTGCTGAGTCCAAGCTTGACTCATGGCAAGATACGCAACTTGCGGTGGCAGGCTGTGACTTAGTCATCTCATCATGTACCTCAGTGGCTCACCTATCGGCTGCGATGGGCATACCGACTTGGGTTGCTATCCCAATCCTGCCTTATTACTTGTGGGCCTTACCTGGAAGTAGCGTTCCTTGGTACGATGCTGTTCGATTGTTCAGGCAGAGCAAATACGATACTTGGGATGATGTTTTTGAAATGATTCGCAGTGAACTTAGCGATTACTTGAATGGGGTACATCATGGCAGGATTAGATCTATGGGTTAAGGTTGAAGACGGGAAGGTAGTGCGTGGTGCTAATTTACTGCCACCTGATGTCTCAGCCTGGGGTGCTGATAAAGATGCGCTGATTCGCTCGGGTTGGTATCCCGTTGTTTCAGTGAAGCCTGATTCGATGGATACGCGCACTGAGGTGTGGGATTCTGAAAGCTACGAGATCAAGGACGATCATGTAGTCTGGACGCTCGTTAAGCGATCCAAGACGCAAGAAGAGCTTGATGCCGAGGCAGCAGAGCGTTGGCGCTTGTGGCGCATTGAGCGCAACTTCAGGCTTGCCGAAACTGATTGGGTCATTATCAAGTACCTGGAAGCAGGTCAGGCTATTCCCGAGGCATGGGCAACCTACCGTCAAGCCTTGCGTGATTTGCCTACCATCGTTGATTTCAACGGTTTAGATTGGCCTGTTAAGCCCACATGAAGTCGCTCTTCTACAGCTATGACATGGCTGTGGAGCGGGCTTACATTATCCGCATCCCAGGGCATGAGGTATCTGAGCGCAAGGCTAACGAAGCTGCTAAGTCCTGCGCCTCGATTGGTATGCCCTATCAGTTTTGGGATGCCTATAACGGCTTAGAAGACCCCATCCAGCCACCTGCTCACCACAGTCAGGTGATGAACTTGATCAAGGTGACTGACCACTACCTCACACGCGGTGAAGTGGCCTGTGCGCTCTCACATATAAGCCTGTGGGCCAAATGCATTGAAGATGACAAACCCCTTGTCATTCTTGAGCATGATGCGGTAATGGTTCAGCCTTATCGCCAGCATGCGGTTTACAACTCAATTTGCTATCTTGGGTGCCATGAGCAAACGCAAAAGGGATGGGCTGTGATGCCTACGCCACCACACGCGTCTGAAGGCCCTAATTATCATTTCATTTGCCGTGCTCATGCCTACGCAATTGACCCTGCGGTAGCTAAAAACCTGCTCTCGCATGTGATTAAGTACGGTATTGCTGTGCCTTTAGATATTCTGATTCGTGCTGATATTTTCCCGATTCATCAAATGGGCGTGTACGCTACAGACGCACCTGATAAGACTGAGACAACCATCCTTGGACGCCCCAAGCATGGCCGAACAACTGACCGCAACGATAAGTTAGCCGCATGAAAAAAATCTTGATCATGGGCCTGCCAGGAGCAGGCAAGACCTTTATGGCTGAGGCTTTGAAGAAGCGTCTGGAGGCCAGCACTGAGATCCCCGTCGAAACATTGGCGCAGTGTGAGGTGGTGCCCACCTTTTATCGACCCAGCGTGAAATGGTTCAATGCTGATGAGGTCCGCAAGAAGTATAACGACTGGGACTTTAGCCATGAAGGGCGCATTCGCCAGTCCTTACGCATGGCTGAGTTTGCCATGACTGCCAATGCTGACTATGTGATCTGTGACTTTGTGGCACCGCTGCCTGAGATGCGTCACAACTTCAAGGCTGACTGGGTGATCTGGATGGACACCATCGATCAGGGCCGCTATGAAGATACAAACAAAGCTTTCGTATCACCTGATCTCTATGACTTTCGTATTACCGAGAAAGACGCTGATAAGTGGTCTGACTTCATCGCTGACCACATCTTAAATGACCGTCGCAGACCACGCTTTGACTGGAAGAAAGAGACCGTTCAAATGCTTGGACGCTGGCAACCTTGGCATCCTGGCCATCGCAAACTCTTTGAGCGTGCGATTGCCAAGACAGGTCAGGTAGTCATTCAAATCCGCGATTGCCAGGGCTGGAACGGGTCCAATCCCTTTGCTGCCGAGCAGGTCAAGGACTTCATTAGGCGCGATCTTGATCCTCTGTATCAGGGCCAATATGAGATTCAGCTAGTGCCCAATGTTGTAAACATCACCTATGGCCGTGATGTGGGCTACAAGATTGAGCAGGAAGTGTTTGACGATGCGACGCACTCCATCTCAGCCACCAAGATCCGCGAGAAAATGGGTCTCAAATGATCCCTAAAATCATTCACATAGCCTGGAATGACAAGGAGGTGCTCAAGAGTGACGCGCCTCTCATCAAGCATGGCCTTAAAAAGCTTGTTGAACTCAACCCTGATTGGGACTTGCAGATCTCTGACGATGCTGACATCGAGGCCTACCTGCAAGAGAAAATGGCTGAGGACTATGAGCTTGCTCAGCCCTTGCACATTGTGGCCAAGACCGATATCTGGCGTCTTTACAAAATGTTCTTAGAGGGTGGCCTTTACATTGATATTGACAGGCTTTGCAACATGCCCCTGTCAAAACTAATTGACGATGACACTCGGCAAGTTTTGCCGACTTGCCGCAACCATGACTTCTCGCATGACTTCATGTTGAGTGCGCCGCATAATCCGATCTACCGATCTGCTATCAGGCACTGGCTTGGCCGTCGCAAGCTTGGCGCTGACAGCATTTACTTCCTGGGCGCGCAGACTTACATGCACGCCATCACAGAGACGCTTTTTGGCGGCATCATCGATACCAATCCAGGCGAAGAAGTGATGCAGCAAATGCGCGGTGCTGTGAACCAAGTGCAAGGTCTGAAATGCATCATGGAAGTGCCACCACATCGGACCGTCATTCACGAGGGCTTTGCAGGCAACTGGGAGCAAATGAAGCGAGACTTTTACGCTCAAAACGGTTTGCGTCACTGGACAGGTGAGTGGTGAACTTTGATAAGCGCATCATCGTGGTGGATGACTTCTTCCCCAACTTTGCAGACATTCGTCAGATTGCGCTGCAGGCTGAGTATGAAGCGCCAGGAGAGCGTAATTACCCTGGGTGCAACAGCACGCAGGCGTTTTGGTCATTGGACCTTAACAACATGCTCTCAGCGATTACAGGCGATATTGTGTTCCCAACGCCTACCTCAAGCTGTGGCCACTTTCGCTTTACCTGCGAGCATGACACTTCAACCCAAGTCATTCACTTTGATCCCAAGCCTCAGCAGGTTTGGGCTGGGGTTATTTACCTAAGCCTGCCCGAGCATTATGCTGGCAAGCAGGCTGGCACATCCATGTATCGCCACCGCAAGTCAGGCATGGAAGTAGCGCCACGGGACCATATCGAAGCACAAGCCATCGGTGTTACGACGCACGATGACATGGTCAAGTTCTTTGAGACTGAAGGCAAGAACAAAAACTTATGGGAGCCTGTTTTTGACGCCCCGATTCGGACCAATCGCTTGGTTTTGTTTCGGCCCTGGATGTGGCATTCGATGGGAGATCACTTCGGTACCGATGTGACTAACAGCCGGCTGACACAGTTAATTTTCTTGAATGCTTTATGACCATGGAACAAAACATCGAAA